TCTGTGGGCTGCCGTCCTCGTTCGGAGCCAAGGCCAGCGACGGGGTCTCGTAACCCTGCATGGTTTTGTAATACTGCTCCATTCCAGACTTCAGTTCGTCGCCATACCGCTGGCTCAGCGCCGTGCGATCAGCCTTTGCTTCGTCGGATTTCTTCCTGGCAACGTAACCTTCCAGCAACTTCGCCAGTACATTCACTCCGGAGAGCTTAACTCCCGGCTGCGTAGGCATCTGCATCGGCGCAAGTGCGCTTTGCTGCAGTGCGTCGGCAATTGCCTGCTTGCGTTTAATCGCATCGGCTTCGGTTTCGAAGTCATAAGTTGGCATCATCGGCACAGTAATTCTCCTTTATCCGTGGGTATTACGCTGCTGTAATACGTGGGTGTTTTTCCGCAGCGCAAACGGAACTGTCCCCGTCAAATACAAGTGACGCACGTTCCCGGTGTTAAAAATGTCTGCATCACAGGGGTAAACTTCCAACGCGTCGTAATCCCCAAACCCGCAGTCACGCTTCACTTTCATCAACTCTTCCCAGGACAGTGGTACGTCGGAATAGTCAGCCCTCGCAATGGACAGCCGCCAAACCTCGCCCTGCTTGAACAAGCTCGCCACAAACTCGGGGGAATGCCACGCAACCGCAGCGTCTTCCCCGAGCGGACTTTGATGGTTAGGGGCGACTTGTTCCATGTTAGAACAGAGCCGCGAGGCCTGCGAATGTACCGGCGGGCGCCTTCATGGCAGCTCCACCGAGACTTGTCAAGCCACCAAGCATAGCGTTGTTGGAGCCAACGCCGGTTTGGTAGTTTGCCAGATCCCCTTGATAGGAGTTGTAAACTGACTGTGCAAGCGGACTTGCCGCCACTTGTGCCCCGCTATTTGTGTTGCCGAACTGTGGGGTTTGTGCCTGCGCACCAGTCCGCAAAGCATTGAGTTCGTTCAAAATCTGGTTCCGCACAGCAATTGTGTTGTTGAACCGATCTTGGTTGTTCGTGCGTTCCATGTTGAACCGGTTCGCCGTAGAATTGTCCTTCGCAGTTTCCTGCGCCGTTTCCGCCCCGTACCAATTCCGCGAAGCCGTGTCCAGGCCATTAGAGATTCCGGCCAAGGCAGCAGCTTCCTGGGTAGGCAATGTGCGAAGGGTGTTGGCTTCGTTGACACCTTGCTGACGAGCTTGCAGGCCCATGTTGAACAAACGCTGCATTGCGTCATCGCTGCCGGTGATGGCGTCGTTCATTGCAGAGGAGTAGGCATCATTACGCGAGTTGTTAAAGTTTTGCAACTCGCGGTTGTAAGCCTCGCCGCCCTGCGTGATCCCCTGCGCAGCAAGACTGGAATTCAACTGATCCTGAGCCTGGGAGAACCGGGGGTCGAGGCGGGCAGTCGCACGACTATACAGCGCATCTTCAACTGCCTTTCTGGTACTCTCGTCGGCAGTCGGCATCGCCGGTGCGGAGTTGTAGTTGAAGTCCTGGCTGTAGAGGTTGCGCAGGCGGCTGAGCTGCGACGCCATGTCTCCGCGACTAGCCATCGCCAAGTCAGTAGCCCCTTGTAGTGACGGCTGCAGATCGGTGTAACGCTTTTCAACACCTGAACGGATACCGTTAATATTGATACTGCCGGGGACCTTCAAAGGTTGCGACAGCGTGCTTGTGGTATTCGCCAGCGAGCTGTCAATAGCTCCTTGCAATCCTTGACTCGTGGCAAGGCTCGAATCCAGCAAAGACTGAATCCGCGGATCAAGCGTAACAGTGGAGGTCCAGGCATCCGGGTTGTAGCCGTAGCTGGACTGTTCCGGTTTCGTACCAGTTCCCCCAGCATCTTGCCACGCTTTCAGCGCGTTATCGTACCCGGTCTTGTCGTAACCGCTTCCGCCCTGCGCCCAGGTCAGCGAGCCATAAGGCGTGACCTGATTCGCACGGTTGAGGGCTGTCGTGATACGCGCAGCGTCAATGTTGGCCGCGCCCTGCGCGTTCGCTACTGCATACGGATCAGGTGCCGCCGGGGCGTCGTTCCCGCCGAAGATTGCATCTACGATTCCACCCATTTACATTCCCCTTTGCTCATTCCAAACATCAGCAAATCTCCGAAGTCGAAGTCTCGCAAACAACCCTCGAGGCGGAAGCCAGTTTTCTTTGCCAGCCGCAGGCATAGCACATTGCTGACTTCAATCGAGGCCGTCAAACGCCGACAGCGGAGCGTGATAAAACCGTGAAAAAACATCCTGCGGCAGAACTCCGGCGTGAACCAGTGTTTTGCCGCAGCCGCAATGTGCAGATTGCTGTTCCCTTTGCAGGGCGGGGTGAACAATGCCACCCCAGCAATCCGACCATCATCAGTTAAACTCGTTATTCCGGTCGTACCACCGGGGAAGGACAATCCTAATGCAGTTTCTGCGAACTTGAGAGCCTCAGGTGAAAGGTTCTCCACAACCCTCACAGCAAACCTCCACGTTGAATTATCAAGTCCGTAGCGATCCACGTCATAGTAATGCCTTTGGTTGTCACACGCAAGCGCACAGCCAAAGCATAGCCAGGTTTGTGAAAAACTGACCGCCACTTCGCAACGGTTGAGGCCCCGGATGACCAGTAGGCTTCGTCCCACTTCGCCTGATCCCATTTGGACTGGAACTGGACGTAAGTGATCGAGGAACCGCTGATTGCTTCAGTCTCGTAATAGTCCGTGTCAACGCCGACTTTGAGCTTGAGCGAAGCGTTCGTGGTGACGATCGGACGGACGAGCTTAACATGGTTGATCGAACCCTTTGAAGGGTAGACGAATGCAGTTTTGGCAGTTGCATCAATCGGGCGTCCTGCGTCGTCAGTACCTGTCCAGGCTTGGTAAACCTTGTTGTGGAGGGCGAAGTAAAGCTTGCCGTCGTGAACAGCCCAGACTTCCGCCGGCATACCGACAAAGCGCGTCCAAGCGCCTGTCTGAGTGTTCATTGCGAATTGGTAACTGTAGACCGAGTTAATGTCGTGCTGGCTCAGCACCGGGACATTGACCAGCAGCATCGTGGCTTCCGGAAACATCACCGGCTGCCAACCATAGAGGCTTCCAAAATTCTGTGTATAATCCACCCATGCGCGGGAGATTTTGTCGCTCACAGCACTTCGCCGATCGACAGTCGCAGACTGAAGGGCCTTGGATAGCGGGTAGAGCCCTTGCACAGTGAGCAAGCACAGGTCACCACCAACCTTCACAAGGCAACGCTTAGACAGTGGCTTGCCGATGTAGTAGATACCCTTGAGAGACCAGGCAGAGGCGCTGGAAGGGTCGGTGCCTGTGTAGACCGCGACTTCGCCTTCGGAAGTGACAGCTGCGAAGTAGTCTTCCGGCCCGTTACCGCCATCCAGGGTCCAAGCATCTGTTGCCATCAGATACCCGCCACGGCGGAATAAGGCTCCGAGAGGGAATTCAAGTGCCGCACCGGCAACACTGTTAACAGGAAGGTACCAGAACGACAGGGAGTCTTTGACAGTGAAGAACAGTCGGGACTTGAACAAACTGACGTTTGTGATGTTTGCGGAGGTTACGCCAGTCAACGCCGGCGTGGAGACGTCATCAAGGACAGTCCAGACTGCTCCATTGTAATACCGCGACTTGTCCACACCGTTGCAGCACCAGAGGAAACTCCCGCCAGCCGTGGTGATGTTCACTGACTGCCATTCCGCGTTCGTCGCGGCACTCGAAACAGCGGCAATCGTCCCGCCTGCCGTTACGTCGTAGATTCCGTCATTGGCTCCTGCAAAAAGCTTGGCCGCTCCGTTGGCGGCCTTGTAAGAGAGGAGAGAACGGATGTTGTGAGGGCTTCCCGGTTCCGTATCCGCCGGGATGGTTGCCAGCAACGCACTCCCTGGCCGCAGCATCACGTCACTGGCGCGTGGGAAGAAGTTGTTAAGGAATACTGCGTCCTTCGCAGGCATATCTGCGATAGGGTCGCGGGCGTTCCACCCGCCGACTGGTGCCGGAAGGTTCTTGGCTGCCGATGTCGGCATTGCTGCAGATTTCATGACTTGGCGCATTAGGAAATACTCCAATTGCCCGCCGGGACAAACACACCGGGCTCGATCATGCCGGAACCTTCGTTCATGGGCATGGGTTGCTTGGTGCCGTCGGCGCCTGCAGCTTCGGCGACAGCGGCTTCGTACAACCGAAAAGACTCCATGTAGGGCAAGCCTTTCTCTTCCTTCCAACGCCACCGAAGGCCGAGGAGAAGCAAGGACTTGTCCAGCAGAAACGTGTCATCGTCCCGCGTGAAAAAGGCCTTGACCGTCGGCGTCGCCGTAGAGTTGTCCTGCACCACACCTTCCGAAGCATACTCGAAAGCCATTGTGTGGCCTGCGGGCATGTCGGGGATGATCTTGAGGCGTCCCTGCTGAATCCGGTATTGGTAGAAAGGTCCTGACATTGGCAAGGCTTTAAGCACCTGCCATTGTTGCGGGGAACGTGGACCGAAGACTGGCAGGCGACGCGTCCGGTCAAAGATCGTTTCGTTGAGGATCTTGAGATAAGCGTTAGGCGCAAGGTCGGTGATAGCCCCCTGATCCGCACCAGCCACGCTCGTGAAAACAGCCTCGTACTGCAAACTCGTCCAGGAACGCCGACGGACAAGGTCCTCGCAGATTTCATTGGCAAGGCCAACGATCTGCGTGAGTTGGTCATCTTGCGATGACATGACGATTAGAGGGACTGTCAGACCTTGACGCTGACAGAATTCCTGGACGATTCGCAGAAGGGTCATGATGACTCCTTAGAGCTTTTGTGACTTGGTAGCCGGTTTGTCGCCAGAAAGAGCTTCGACCTTCGCAGCCAGTTCACGAAGTTGAGTTTCGAGCTGCTCGTTGCGGGCTTGGAGATTTTCGTTTGTGGCCTTGAGGGCGGAGAGTTCCTCGCTGGCCTTGCCGGTGGAACCCGCGCTGGTCAGCCAGTCGATGGCACGTTGCTTCAGTGCACGACCGCCCATGCCGATACGAGCCAGGACTTCTTCATTCGCGGCAGCAAGGTCTTCGACACTGCGAATGTGCAGCGACAGCATGGTCTTGACCTGCGACGGCGACAGCGGAGGCCAGTCCGTGATCGGAGTACCGTTCGGCGGGGCTTCGCGGCCTTCACACCAGTCTTTATAGACTTCCTTGAATGCATTCAGCCATTCGCGGGGGCAGCGGCCTTCTGCAACGTCCTGCTTGAGTTTGTCGAACCACTCATCGGCTTTGCGCTCGATGCAGTCCTTGGAGCCCATAGGGGTGATCAGAGCGTAGTGAACATCGCGGCCAACGTAGTGACCGGCTTCAATCGACGCTTGACGGTCTTCCTCAGCCCGGACTTCAAACCGGACAAATGGAGGCCGTTCTTCGAGTTTTTGTACCATTATCTAACTCCCACAGTTAGTTGAACGAACCCTCCCACCAAAAAACCCCAGGGCCGAAGCCCTGAGGAACACCGTGGGAGGTGGAAGGTGTATTACAACGGACTGGTGGTCTTGCGAACCCAACCATAGTCGCCAGCAGCGAAAGCCGTGTCGGCGGTGTAATTGCCGGCAGTAGCGTTCACCGCGAAGGCGCCAGTGACGGTGCAGGTAGCTCCTGCGGCGATAGCATTTGCGGCAGGGCCGACGTAGACATAAGTGCGGTGGTCGCGGGCCAGCATCGGAGTGCCGACGGCAAACTCCGGGATTGCAGTACGGCGCTCAGTATTAGCACCAACCAGAGGGGTGACAGCGATAGTCATTTTAGATCTCCTGAAAAAGTTTCACAGGGGGA